ACATTGCCTCTAACGGAAACGCTGCACTAGCAAAGAGCATCTGTGAAACTCTTGCTGAAGATCATCGTGAGCATATGGCCTCATATGGTGCTGGCAACGAACAGCGTCTAGTTGGAAAGACTGGCGGAGTAAGCGACTACAACCGATTCAGTTGGGGATTTGGTGATAGAACTGCTTCTGTATGTGTGCCAACCATTCCTCTAAATGGAGATGCGGCAGACTTCAGTTACATCGAAGATCGCCGCCCAGGCGCAAATGTTGATCCTTATGCTGGCATTCTTGCCTTGTCACGCAGTCTAGTGAAGGTGGTTGATCTTGCTCCGCCAACAAAGGCAGACTCATTTGAACCGAAACTAGTAAAGTGACTTGACTAGTATGTGGATCATCGTATACTTACTGATGCGATGAAAGACTACACCAAGACGCTAGAAAAGGCTTACGGAACTGAGCCAGTTTGGAGCGCAGAGTCTTACGCTACGGAAGAAGAGCGGGACTCTGCGCTCCAACGCGCTTTTACATGGTACTGGGGAAAAGGCACCAACCGTGAAAAGAAGCGATGGGTACTGGATTACTGCAAGCACGCCAAGATGGGGCAAGATGCCATTAAGGCTATTGCTCAAAATGGCATCAAAAGTTACGCTGGCATAGGATATCTGTGCAGGATGCTGACTAGGGGTGCCCCGCTGCCAGATGATGCTAGACAAAAGGTTGCATCAGAACTGGATAAACTCAAGACGGCTGGTGTTGCGCTGCTGGCGAAGCGCCAGGACGCTGCTGTGCCCTCTATACAGGAGCGCACGGAACTCAAGTACAGAGAGTACTTGGGTGACATTGATGCGTATGTTGACTCTGTGGTGCAGGCCTGCGTGTCTAAAACCGATGTAAAGTTTGATCCTGTTGGATGGGCGTCAACCCGTGGGGTGAAACCAATGCATTGCAGCAAGATTGCTGCGTACATTGAAAGCACCTATCTTACAGAAATGGCAGAAGCATATTCTGGCAAAGACGAGCAACTGGTTGAGGGGTACTCATTCCTTACCAAGCCGCGGTTCAAGAAACTCATTCAGATGCTTTCAGAGACTGTGAAGGCCTTCAAGACCTTTGCCGACGAAAAGAAGTCTAGCAGAAAGCCTCGCAAGAAAAAGGTCAAGACTGCAAGCCAACTCACCAAGAAAATGAAGTTCTTGGCAGAATCTAAAGAGTACGGACTAAAGAGTATTAGTCCCGAAAAGATCATAAGCAGCACAATGTTGGTTGTGTTCAACGAGAAGTACCGTACACTAACTGTATACCACGCCAAAGACCCGCGCGGCCTTGGAGTCAAGGGTACTACCATTACCAACTACGATGAAGAAAAGTCAGTAACCAAGAAACTTCGCAAGCCAAAGGAAGTGCTTGCTAAACTCAGCGGTGTTCGCGCAGTAACAAACGCCATTGCTGCAATTAAAACCAAGCCTGCTAAGATGACAGGCAGAATCAACGAGAACACGGTTCTTGTTGGAGCATACTAATGATTCTGATTGACAACAACCAAGTACTGTTGGGAAGTCTGTTCGCCCTCACCAAAGGCGACGCTTCTCAGTTCTCAGAAGACCTGTTGCGCCATACGGTGCTGAACATCTATCGCACTTATCGGCAGAAGTTCAAAGACTGTGGGGAGATTGTTCTATGCCATGAGGGTGGAAAATGCTGGCGCAACAGTATCTTTCCTCAGTACAAGCAGAACCGTACCAAGGCAAAGGCTGCCTCTGATGTGGATTGGAAGGCTGTGTACGGTATGATCGACGGCATCCGCGAAGAAGTTAGGGATGTGTTTCCGTATCGACACATGAGAGTGCAGGGTGCTGAAGCAGACGATGTGATTGCAACGCTTACCAAGCACTTCTCTGCCAAGGAACAGATTGTAATTGTGTCTAGTGACAAAGACTTTCAACAGTTACAGATTTATCCTAATGTGCGGCAATGGAGTCCTGTCACGAAGGGATTTGTTACCTGTAAGGAACCAACAGAGTTTCTGATCGACCATATCCTGAGCGGAGACTCAGGTGACGGTGTACCAAATATTCTTTCCGATGACGATTGCTTTGTTGCCGATGACAAGCGACAGACTCCTCTGACTGCCAAGAAGGCAGAAGCAATCCATGAAAATCTTGTGGTGCTTGGTAGTACCTTTGATGTTGGTGCAAATATGCCAGATAAGGTAAAAAGAAACTGGGATCGCAACCGAACAATGGTTGATTTCAGATACATACCTGTGGAGTTGGAAGAGTCTATTCTGCAAAAGTATGCAGAGTCCACTCCAACGCGAAAGGGAGATGTTCTTTCTTATCTGATCCAACACAAGATGAAGAATCTTATGGAGGTTGTTTCGGAGTTCTAATATGAGTAGAGATTGGCACGAAGAATCGGGTTCCTTTGAACGCTTCCATACGGATCGTGGTGTGAAGAAAAAGCAAAAGCGCGGAGATCGCCACGCGCAAAAGCAGAAGATGCGAGAAGCAGTCTCTGACATTGACCGTTACGAAGACGATTCATTTGAGGATGAAGTCGATGGCAGATCAACCAAACAATCCTAATCAACCGCAGAAGATTGTTGCAAACAAGGGATGGAGTAAGGGTACGCCTAGACAAAGACCTGCTCCTCCACCAACACCTCCTGCAACTCCTAGTGTAACTTCTGCACCGCCAGGAATTTTGGCGCAGGCCAAAAGTTTGGTTGATGCCTATATGTCGCGCGGCATAACGCAAGACAAGCGTTGTGATGAGGACACGAAGAAAACTAGACTGGCTTCATGCCATGGTGTTGAGTCTGCTGGTATTCCTCCGTGTCAGTATCGCAAAGACAGTACTGCCGAGGAGGGTAGATACTACTGCGGGGAGTGCGGATGCGGAGACAGGAAAGCAACTTGGTTGAATGCAAAGTCGCCAGAGGACTATACAAAACTAGACTTTCCTAAAGTGGTGTGTCCGCTAAATATGCCTGGATTTACCAACTACACGCCAGCAGATCAAGAAACCGTTGAGCGTTCTATGAAATACGACTTTACTCGTAAGAGGCAAATCGAGAAACTAGTGACCATTACGGTGAAAGCAACAGATGCCAATACCACACAGACCCAAAATGACTAATCAATCCACACCACCGCCTGTTAAAAAGGCAGAACCACCGCCTCCCAAAAAAGCAGGTGGTTGTGGTTGCAAGAAACCAAAGTGAGTGTATACTTAGTGAACCCCCTACAGAATGGAGACATATGACCGCTACTGCTACTGAAACCGAAACTGGAATGAAACTGTCGCAAGACACGCTTGCTGTGTTGAAGAACTTTGCTTCTCTGAACTCTAATATCCTGATTCGCCCAGGCAATACTATTGCCACCGTGACTCCTGTGAAGAATGTCATGGCGGAAGCGACCGTTGACGAAACCTTTGATGTTGAGTTTGGTATCTGGGACCTGAACAAGTTCCTAGGCGTTATCTCTCTGTTCAAGGAGCCTGTGCTTACCTTCGGAGAAAAGTCTGTTGTGATCTCAGACGCAGCACGAAAGAACGCTCCTAGCGTCAACTACTACTACTGTGAACCGAGTCTTCTGACTTCGCCCAAGAAGAGCATTACGATGCCTGACATTCTTGTGTCATTCAAGTTGACCGCAGACAATGTTTCTGAAATCATGCGCGCCAGTTCGGTGCTACAGGTTGGAGACATCGCTGTTCGTGGTACTAAAGACAAGATTGAAGTGGTTGTGTTCGACAAGGCAGACAAGGGTTCTAATACCTACTCTATCGTTGTCGGAGAGAACAAGGCGAAGACCAAGTTCGATATCCACATGAAGGTGGACAATCTGAAACTGATGGCTGGTGACTACGATGTTCATATCAGCAAGAGCATTGTCGCCAAGTTTGCTCATTGCAGCAAGGACTTGACCTACTTCGTCGCGCTTGAGGCAACTTCTAGCACCGCCACTAAGGAATAAAGATGACCTCTACGGTAACTGAATACCTTTGGGTGGAGAAGTACCGCCCAAAGGTGATCGCGGATTGTATTCTTCCGTCCGCGATGAAAAAGACTTTCACCGATATGGTGGAGTCTGGCGAAGTACAGAATCTGTTGCTTTCAGGCGGAGCGGGATGTGGTAAGACAACCGTTGCCCGCGCTCTGTGCAACGAACTGGACGCAGACTACATCATTGTTAACTGCTCAGAAGACGGTAACATTGATACGCTGCGTACTCGCATTCGTAACTTTGCAAGTACTGTTTCCATGTCAGGAAACAAGAAAGTTGTGATCCTAGACGAGTTTGACTACTCCAACGCCCAAAGTACACAGCCTGCTTTGCGTGGGTTTATGGAGGAGTTCAGCGCAAACTGTCGGTTTGTTCTGACTTGCAATTTTAAGAACAGGATCATTGAACCGCTGCATTCGCGGTGTACTTGTATCAACTTCCAAATCCCCACCAAAGAGAAGCCTGTGCTTGCCAAGCAGATGCTTCAGCGGGTCAAGGGTATCTTGGATACTGAGGGAGTCGCCTACGATGATAAGGTTCTTGCAGAACTGATTCTGAAGTACTTCCCTGACTTTCGCCGTATTCTAAACGAGTTGCAGCGATACTCAGTATCAGGCAAAATTGATGTAGGTATCCTCACTCAGTTGGGTGAGGTCAAGATCAAGGAACTCATTACTGCTCTTAAGGACAAGGACTTTACTGCTGTACGCAAGTGGGTTGTTGAGAACTCTGATGCAGATAGTGCGTCTTTGTTTCGTAAGATTTATGAGTCCATGTAC